TGGCCACCAGTTGATTGAGTAATGGTTGAGATTGTTATATTGCTTGATCCACCAATGGTAGTAGAACCAAAACGCCCAAATACTTTTGCATTGTTTGCAGCATTGCCACTAGATTTTATATATTCAACTATTACAATATTTCCTGGCGATGGACTTTTTCCAATAACATTGTCACCAAAATATATTTGATATGAATATTCTTTGTATCCCTGTACAAAAAATACTTGGGATGATGCTGTGACACCAGTTATATCCATACATCTTAAATATGGTTCAACATTCAAATTTGATGAACTTTCTTGTACCAATACAGATAATGATCCAACATCTATATCATCTGTTTGCAATGTGTATATTCCAGAAGAATTTGCAGCAAATGTTGCAACAGATAAAACCCCTTCAAACAATTGTACATTTGAAAATGTATAGACGTTTGAAATATTTGGAGCAATATAAGAAGAATTTGTTATAAAAGAATATGATTTGCCGTTTATAGATGTAGTAAATTTTGTATTCTTTGGTAATGTAACAGATTGTGGATTTCCTGGTACGTTTCTAACAGTAATGTTAACTGTTGCCATTGCACTGGTAACAGATTTTGGAACATAGTTTAATTCAGTTGCTTTGGATACAATTGCTGATCTGGTAACAGCAGAATCTAAAAACATTTCATTGCCAATTAGATTGGCCAATACTGCATTATAATGTGTATTATATGCTAAAATGTTTACCAATGTGGATAAAGCACTACCTTCAAAATTGTAATCTTTTAATGTATCTTGCCCAGAAAGATATGAAACCAGATTGGTTTTTATTTCTGCAAAATCTAAATCTGTTACCCGTATTTTATTATTTGCCATTTTATCTAATTCTGTTTAATGTTAGGGTCATTGTTATTGGTGTATTAACATTATTAATTGTGAAAAAAATGGTAACGTCTATTGCATTACTTGTCGATCTATCATTTATTTCTACAGAGGTTAATGTAACCCTTGGTTCATAATTGTTTATAGCGTCTGATATAACACGTTGTAACGAAGCTTTGCTTAATGGTGTCCACAAACTAAACAATAATTGATTAATCTGTGATCCAAAATCTGGTTGAAATGGTCTACAATAATTATTAGAGAATATTATATTTCTAATACTTTGTTTAATTGCTTCAGCATTATTTTTTTTAGCAATATCTTGTGTTCCTGGTAACATAGTGAAATTAAAATCAAAATCACTAAACAAATTATTGGTTAAATTTACTTGACCAGATACAGTTGCCATTTATGATAATCCTAATGAAAAAGATTTGCATTTGGCAATATTTGCCTGTGCTGTCAAAAAACTTATTCCGCCTGCAGATACATCATTCAAATTTGATCTGGTTTGTTGACTCTTTGCTAATTTGGCATTCATATCATCCAGATATGCCTGAGCGTCTGCAATTTGTTCTGGAATGCCTCCAGATATAGCATCGTTCAAAGCTGTGGTAGCACTGGCTACCGAATCTTCTAGTGCCACTATTGTTGCTTCTACTGCGGCAATAGTTTCATCCAATGTTGCAAATGCTGTATCAACCAATGTATCCAATTCTGCGGCCATATTGCCCATCAAACTTGCCGCCATTGTCATCATATAATTTTTAAAATCTACTGGATTTAATTCCATTATTAGATTTTGCAATAATTGAAAACCAGATGGAACTAAATTGTATATCCCAGACACAGATGCAACACTACCTGCAGTCAAAGGATTTGCGGCCAATCCCTGTATAGCCATTGATATACCATAAAAATGGCTGGTAATATTATTTTCAGCTTGGGATAATCTTGCCTGCAAACCCTGTATTTGCTTATTTAATTCTAAATTACAATTACAATCAGCCATGTCTATACCAACTTAAATAACAATTATTTATCACACCAATTTTTTTAGCCCATTTGCATACTTTTTCTGGTTACTATATGTCCCCAAATATTTTCTGTTTCCAGATGTTTTCCAAGAAATATGAACCCAGCATGTACGCAGATTATTATTATATTCCAATATAATAGAATCATAATCAATTTTTCCAGCCAAATCTTTTGCAATATTGAAATAATCTTTTACAGAATATTGTGGTCCAAATTGTAAATCTACTGCTTGGCCCAGTTCATGGGCAGATACTGATTTCTTGTTTTTATCCATTTCTTGACCTGCACCGGCACGGCGTAGACAACTTGTAATAACAACATCTGGATACAAATCCTTTACTGGTTCCAGTACATTTATGGCCAAATGTTTCAAATTACACACCAATTCACCAACACTTACTCCATGTTGTTTGACCAATTTCTTTGGTGCCATTTGACTGGCACATAATTGAGCCAATGAATAATTATCGCTCAACTGTGTGCCCATTGGAATTTCTTCTTCGTTCAAAAATATTGAACAATCTACTCTTTTACCTGTCAACGAATTTCTCCCTTCAAAAGTTTGTGAAGCAACACCTTCGGCAATGCCGACCATTTCTGCCATATCAATATCACCAATACTTAGGTAAATATCTTTAAGATTGTTTTTATAATCATCACTCATTTCACCATCATCTGGTGATTCATATATTGCACCCATACTGTCAATATAACTTGGTGGATATACAATTTTTGAAATATTTGCATCAATTATTTCTTGTCTAATTAAACCATGTTCAATTGGATCAGATAAACTTGATCCACCAGAATTTGAAACAGCAGAATTTGCAATAGTATCTTTTACAGGTGTAGAAGGTATACTCATTCCAGCCTGGAAATATGTTCCTGTTCCATCTCCAACAATATCTGCAGAAGTTTTGAATGATATATTTGTAGAGGATTGCATGGAAAATCCTGCACCAATGGTCATGGAAGTATCTTCCCCAGACTCGGTGCCAAATTGTTTCCCTGCCTTGGCACCAAAATTGTCACCAGTTTCCATTAATGTATCATTTACTGCAATAGTTTTTAAAGATTTTGCAGAAGTCATGTTAATATCTCCATCAAATGTGGAAACATTAAAACTTTTACATTTTATATTGATATCTTCTTGAACAAATGTATTCATGGTTCCATGAACAGTTGTGTTCAGATTGTTTTTAAATACTGCATCACAATCTCCATATACTTCTAGTTCACATTTTTCTTGTACCAAGATATTTGCATTACCTTCAACAGTAATGTTGCAATCACCTTTTATATGAACATATCCATTTCTATCGATAATTTCATAATTGTCTCCAACTATTCTATTAACTTTGGTTCCATTATTATCAATTTCTGTAAAAGTTCCTGCAGGATGGTATAAATGGTATCTAATCGCACCAGGAGTATCATCAAATTCTTGTATATGTCCATTTTCAGTTGACATAACTTTGTTATATGGATATACTGTTGCATAAGGAACATGGGGTTGGCTCCATGTTGTGCCAGAATTGGCCAATCTTATGTTCAAATCTCTGGCAGATTCTTTTTTGCCTACAACGGTACTACTGATGCCTTGTGCACGAACTAATCGATTGGTATCAGGTTCCCGTAGGTACTTTTTTCTGGGCCACACTCCATTTGGATCAGAAAATCCCGTTGCAGTTGTTTGCTTAATTTCATCAATTGGTAAAGATGAATCATCTGTTGGCATAATTGTAGGCACTTCTCCATCCAATGATGCAAATCCAACTTTGTAATATTTTGTAGCAGATGTACCATATGCATCCGGCTTGACGGGTTCACCCCGTCCAAATTTGATGGCATCTCCACCACCTTTCAAATGTGCAACTGCTAACAAACCTGCACAATGTTTTGAATCACTATCATTTCGCAAAACTCCCGCCCTGCGCAACATGGCGAAATTGTTTTTGGTCATCTTTTTCATACAAGCTTCTTGTACAGCATGATTTTTAAGAAAATCTGTATAAGAACTTATACCATCTTTGCCCAACCAATATGAAGAATTCTTCACATCTTTTTGTGTAGAACCTTTCTTCATGTAACCATAGTCAACCAATTTTCCTGCGCCAAATTGGTATTTGCCCAAAAAGTTTAATGTATTGATGGCAGAATATCCACCAGAACCTTTTGATTCCTTTTCTGCAATTTTTTCTCGATACTTTATGTAATCATCATTGGATAATGGCCCAATTTCGCCCGTAGCCAATGGCTCAGGGGCTGGGGCAACAAACCCCCCACCTTGGTCAGCATTTTTCAATTCTGTGCCATCTTGGGTCACTGGTGGCGTTATATCACCAGTGGAATAAATTGGTTGTTCTGGTACATCACCTGTAACAAAATCTTGGGCAGAGCCTTGCGGAATTCCGGCAATTGTGCCCAGGATTAGTGGAATTTGTGCACTTGGCCCATCGGCAAATGTTACAACAACTGTTGAACCTTGCAACAATCCTGTTGGAGATTCGCCTATTCCAGATAATGCTGCAGATGTTATGCCTTGTATTGGGGTAGCCCATGGCAAATCTGCTGTGGGCAAAATTGATTTGTCGTCGGTATGAA